TTATCAGAATTAATCTATAACAATAATCTACCTATTGATATTTGGACTATAAATAAATGAAAGCTGAATTAAATGATGAATATGTGTATCAATGGGAAATGTGTTACAGCGAAGGAGTGGGAGCTACAAAAGAACGCAATGATCAATGGCTAGTTTCATTATTCGCAAATGAATATTTTTATCTAATGAAAGGGGCTTAAACTTAATGAGTACTATAGTAATAAATGGAAAGCTTCAGCATTATGTAGATTTTCAGAAAACATCTGATGATTTTTGTGATATGGCTATATCTCAAAGTAGAGAAGCGTTTATGAAGCAACAGAAAGAAGATAATAAAAAACAACATACACCTAAAATAACCGATAGAAAAATAGGTCGCAATGATCTCTGTCCATGTAATAGTGGTAAGAAATTTAAAAAGTGTTGTATGGGAAAATGATATTTTATGCAGAAACCCCTGTACCTACTTCATGGTATAAAGCGGAATATGATATTAAAAAATATCCAGATTTTGAATTTAAATTTATTAAAGATTGCTATGCTGAAAAAGCTCATGGCATTATTTTTATTAAACCTGTAGATGGTCAAAAGGGGGATGTATTAAGTATTGATAAAGTTAAAAATTGTCATATTAATTTCCCATCACATTTTATATTTAATGGTGATATGGATTACATTATAGAAAACTATGGTTTGTATCGTTTACATTAATATGCAAAATAAAATAGCTAAATGCGCAAAAGTACCATTTGAAGATAAAAAAGCAGCTTTGCTAGAAATTAAAATTCAACGCTCACAACACATGCATTCTAAAAAGAAATATAGATGTAGAAAAAATAATGTAAAAATGTATTGTTATGAATGCCCACGTTGCGGCAAATGGCACTTAACAACATGTAAGCAAAAAAGGAAATATTAAAATGAGCAAAGTAAAAGAATTCACTGGGTGTTTTGTTCCAGCTTTATGCTGCACTAAATGTGATTGGTTTAGTCAGCCAATACATAGGGCAATGATACCTAGAGTAGTTTGCCCTAAATGCGGCGAAGCTGTTGAACTCATGGTAGGCCGGTATCTTATAAAAGAGACTAAAAAATTATTCTCTAAAGAAACTGAGTACATAGGATTTAAAAGAAAGCAAAAGAGAGGTTAAGAAAATGTTAAAATCAGAATTAGAAAGAAGATTAAAAGAAGCTGAAGCATTAGCAGAAGACTATCGAAATGCTAAAGTTAAATTAATGCGAGATTTAAAAGATGAACGCACTGAAACTGAATCTTTAAAAGAACACTTAAATTATACCTCCGATCAATTAAAACAAATTAGTCAGTCTGTCTGTACTATGCTGCAAGTTAAATACCCAGATCACTACAATGATGGGAACACTAAAATAGATGATAATGAAGATAAAAGATTTTTAGTATTTCTGCATGGCTTGTGTATAGATAGAAACTATAATATGAATTCAGTTAGTGATGTTTTCAGACATCTAAGTTAAAGAGGAAATATTAATGAGTGAAACGAGCCTTAGACATCAAGAAGCTATAGAACTTCATTTGTATTTAGATCAATTAAATGTAAATAGAGAATCAGAATATATTGGAAATATAGAATTATCTTTAATAGGTAGAGTAAATACTTATACTGAACAAATAAGGAAAGATAAGGCTGCTTTACAATCAAAAATAGATTCATTAATGCTTGAATATTGTCCTGATGAAATGACAGAAGAACAAATTGAAAACTGGGAAAAGCATCAAGTATTATTCAAGCAAACATTATGATGCCATTGATGAGCCAGGATATTAAAATGAAAAAAGTTAAAGCGGGAATAGCATTAGATAGCTGGAAACTAAAAACATTTAAGAAAGTTTTTGATGATGCTGGTTATGAATATACACAGCATGAAGGAGTTACAAAAGATACAATAGCCTTAATAGTTGAGACTGATAATCTTGTAAAGTTACAATCATTTGTTAAAAAGGCAAATAAGAAAGCAGCTAAATATAAAAAATATCATTGAATCCTCAATAAACAGAGATAACTTGTTGTTTTTGTGGAGTAGTTGTAATAAAGTACATTAAGCTTTGTAAAACGTGGAACATCCATGCCTAATGATATTTGTAATAAATGCGGTGAAAATCCGCGAAGAAATGAAAAAGAAACATGGTGTAAAGCTTGTCATGCTGAATACATGCGCCTTAATAGACCAAAACATTCTGAATTAACCGATGAACAAAGAAAGCGCGCTAATGCTCGTTCTTATGCAAACGTATATAAAAACAGAGGTAAATTAATTCAAGAAAACTGTGAAGAATGTGGAAGCCCTGATTCACAAATGCACCATGAAGATTATGATAAGCCTTTAGAAGTAACTTGGTTATGTAGAGACTGTCATTTACAACTTCATGAAACACAAGAGGGTTAATACAATGGCTGTTAAGAAGAAAGCTAAAAAGAAAATCGTTAAGAAAAAATCCGGCAAGAAAAAAGTAGCTAAAAAGAAAACCTCAAAGAAAAAGGTAAGTAAGCGTATAGGCGGTAAGAAGTCTAAAGCCGTTACCCGCACAGAAGAACAAAAGAACAAATCAATGCTTGGCAATTCATTCTGGAAAGCCAGAAGCTCACATGGTAGAAACCCAATATTTAAAAATCCCGATCAGCTATGGGATGCTTGTGTTCAATACTTTGAATGGGTAGAAGCTAATCCACTATCAGAGAAAAAACTATTCTCCTTTCAAGGCTTTGTTCATTCTGGGCAGATAGAAAAAATACGTGCTATGACAATTGAAGGGTTATGCATATTCCTGGGTATCAGTGATAACACATGGTTGAACTATAGAAAGAAAGATGATTTTTTGCGGATCATTAGTGATGTAGAAAAAGTTATTAGAACTCAAAAGTTTGAAGGTGCTGCTGCTGATTTATTAAACTCAAATATTATTGCACGTGATTTAGGATTGAAAGATAAACAGGATCACAGTTCTGAAGATGGCTCAATGAGTACGCAACCATTAACAAAAAAACAAAAAGAAATATTAGATAAAACATTAGATAATGAGTATTGAAGATTCTCAGTTTATTAATCACCTCAGACAAAGATGTGAAGATGATTTTACTTTTTTTGCTCGATATTTCTTCAAGCATTTAAAAGGTGCTAAATTCAAATTTTCAAAGCATCATTACAAGATATGTAAAAAGCTTGTACAAATATACAATGGTGAAATAACCTATTTACTAATTAACATCCCTCCAAGATATTCAAAAACTGAATTAGTTGTTAAATTATTTTCCGCGTGGTGTTTTGCTAAAAATCCCAAATGTGAATTTATTCATTTATCATATTCAGATCCGCTTGCTCTCGATAACTCAGATACGATTAAACAAATAATAAAATCTTATGAGTTCCAACAGCTATGGCCTGATATTCATATTCGCACTAATAAAGATAGCAAGAAAGCCTGGGCAACCGATCAAGGCGGCGTATTCTATGCAACTTCAGCAGGTGGTTCAGTAACAGGTTTTGGTGCTGGCAAGATTGATGATTTTATTGGTGATAATGGTTTTGGTGGTGCATTAATAATTGATGATCCATTAAAGCCTGATGATGCTACTTCTGATACAAAAAGAAATGCAGTTAATCGTCGATGGGATGAAACAATTAAATCACGTTTCAATTCAAGTAAAACTCCTTGTATTGTTATCATGCAAAGAATTCATGAAGATGATTTTTGTGGAATGTTATTAGAAGATGAAGAATATAAATTTGAAAGCCTAGTTCTGCCAGCAATATTAAATGAAGGTACAAAAAAAGAAGAAGCTTTATGGCCTGATAAACATAGTTTGAAAAAACTTAAATTAATGAAGAAGAAAAATAGCTATGTGTTCGCAGCTCAAATGCAACAAATGCCATCACCATTGGGAGGCGGCTTAATTCGCGGTGAATGGTTTGGTCGATATACCGTATTACCTAAAATGAAATATCGGGCATGTTTTGGTGATACAGCGCAAAAGAAAAAAGAAGCAAATGATTATCAAGTTGCTGAATGCTGGGGATTGGGTGTTGATGGTAATTTATATTTAATTGATTTATTAAGAGATAAATTTGAAGCTTATGAACTGGAAAAACGATTTCCTGATTTCTGGGTAAAACAAAAAGCTCTCAATAATGGACAGCTTCGCTATTTTGGTATAGAAGATAAATCAAGTGGTACTGAATTAATCCAGAAAATGCAAAAGGTAATTAAACCAAAAATACCAGTAAAGGCAATTCCCAGGAGTATAGATAAATTAACAAGGGTAATGGATTCACAAGGGTATATTGAATCTGGCTATGTTATGCTTCCAGAAAATGCACCGTGGGTACATGATTTTATTAGTGAGTGTGAAGCTTTCACAAAAAATGATAGTCACAAGTATGATGATCAAATAGATCCAATGTGTGATGCAATAAGTAATATGCTTCATAATGGAGCAACAAGTTTAAAGGATATGTTATAAATGGCTAATCCAAACTTAGAATTAAAAATAACTTTTCGATGGTGGTTTTATCCTTCTTTATATTTATATGTTCTATGGTGTAAATTTTGGCGCATAATACCAAATATTGAAAACGACCAATTTTTTAAAGCGGGTATTATCATAACTCCAGAGAGTAAAACAAAATGACTGATTACGAAAAAACACCAAGCGGCTTGTTACTTCCTAAAGGAACTGTTGATGGCCTGGCTAATGTTGTATCTGGACTTGGCACATCAAGCGGCAAACGATCACACAATCAATTTGTTTATGGTTTACTTAATAGCTATGCAGAATTAGATGAAGCTTATCAATCAAATTGGATAGCACGACAAATTGTAGATATTCCAGCAGGCGACATGATCAGGGAATGGAGAACAATTAAAAGTGATGATTCAGAAGAAATTCAACAAGAAGAACAAAGATTAGATTTACGCATTGCATGTGGTGACGCTTTAAGTTGGGCACGTTTATTTGGTGGTGCTGGAATTTTAATGCTAACCAATCAAGATTTAGGCAAACCTTTAGAAGTTGAGAAAATTAAAAAAGGTGATTTAGAAAGATTATTAGTTTTAGATCGCTGGGAAATGCAACCACAAACAATGAATACCTGGGATGTGTTAGCAGCTAATTATTTAATGCCAGAATTTTATACTGTTCAAGGTGGTTCACAATCTATTCACTGGTCACACTTTGCAAGATTCAATGGTGCTAAATTACCACGTAGACAGATGGCGCAAAC